GGAGAAACTTTATTAAAGACTTCAATCCAGTCGTTAGTGCTTGCATAATTCGGCGAGACATTAGCACCCACCCTGCCTTCTATTTGAGGTCCAGCAGTGTTAGTGTCGTCGACATTCCATCCCCAGTCAAACTGGTAGTTTGGTCTTGTAGTCAGATCAGGAGAACCGTCTAGGGCAGTATTACTGTTAGAGGTATACGTTTTATCGTTAAACGGTGATTGAGATGCACCATCAGCGGTGCCAGTTTCTGCTGGAGCAGAATTTGCGCGACCTGCGTTGGTTGCCCAACTAGATCTATGCGCTACGTGCGACTCTTCAGCATACTTGGCAAACTTCGAAGTCCATGCTTCTAGCGCACGACCAACGAGATGTCCTTGGAAGATAGTTTGGTCTCCATTGTCATCATCAGGTCCAGTATAGAGAGAACCGACATAATGCATATTAGACCCACCGATCTTTCCTACATTAGCAGCAATCACCATATCTTCGGAGGTCAATACAGTTTGTTCGCCAGAAGTCATTGCTACTGCTTGTTCGGCGGTGGCGCGAACATTACGACCAGCATTAATAATATGGTCTTTCTTTGCAATAACTCGAATATCTTTTTTGCCAACCACTTTGACATCGCTGGAATAAAAGTCAAACGTATCTCCCCAAACCTTCGTGTCCTTGTTTCCACGGACGATTGTAGAATGTACGTCACCAGTCTCGGTAATGAAAGAACCGTGAGTCGACTGATTAAAATTTGCACCGACATCAATGTTCATTGTTCCGCCAACTTCAATATTATAATTTCCATTAACAACAAGGTTCAGGTCGCCATCATAGGTTAAGTTCCCTTGACCAGAAACAACTAATTCGTGATCAGCACCAACAACCTGTACCTGATGAGTTCTTGAAGCAACTAGAACTGAACCGTCTTGCTTTAATTCCACGCCAGCACCTGTATGATGCTTAATTAAAACTCTTTCATTTCCAGGCGTATCGTCTATTTCAAAGGAATGACCAGAAGGAGTGGTATTTGCCTGATTAAACGGGTAAATAGATGGAGAAGCATAAGGTATGTCGAAGTTTACACCAAGTGTAGAACCTCCGGACCAAAGGTTGTTTATGGTCACGCCGCGTGCAGCAGAACTTACGCTTGAAGTAAACCAGTTATTGCGAAGAGGGTATTCTCCAGTAGGATCTGCCATACCATCTCTTGCAATACCAGTGGTAAATTCGGTCGAAACCCCTTCTGCCAGTCTGTCGCTAATATTATTATTTACTGTTGTCAAAACTTCTTCTCCAAAACGTCAGGGTCTTTTTCGAGAGCATCTACGTTTGACTCTGTTTCCTCTAGTTTTTTCAAAATATCCTCTGGAGTCAAACCAGTTTCTGTAGTCGGGTCAGTATATAGACTGAGTTTATTGAAATTGTTATAAACGTAATTCCGCACATCAAACCCAGGATCTTCTTGAGTTGGATCTATATCGCCGTGACCGAGTGCTTGACCGCCTGGATACTGATTGAAAAATACTCTCATAATTTGATATAAAGAATTATATTGAGACCTTGTAATTGAGCGTGCAGTTGCCACTTCATATAAATCATCAGCACCTGTAGAAGCATTCAACCCCCCAACCAAACATATTCCTATAGAATGATCGTTGTGGTCATTAATGGTACAGTGTTCTCCTATTTCGTTTAACGCAACACCACGTTCTACAGAACCATCTCTTCTAATAATAATATGGTATACATTATCCCCTGCTTCAGTTAATTCTGTTAGTTGAGCACCACTTAAATTTGAGTTTGTAAAGGTTTCCGACCAATGTATTATTACTTCACTGACCTCTCTTGTGATGCTTGACATTTCTGCTTCAAGTTCCTCAACAGAAGAAATATAACTTCCCGCTGGGTCAATTGTATCGTCATCTATGACGTATGGATTTGGTCCAGGAAGATCTTCTATAGCATCCCTAGTTCCTGCAATAGTTCCTCTAGTGGATGCCATTAAATCTGTCGCTTGAGTTAAACTGACGTCAGAACCAGAAGCACCTATGCTGTAACCTGCTGCAAAAGTGTCCCTTTGATCGGAAGATAATTCGTCTAGATCAATATCGCCTAGTGGACTGGAAACAGTAGTAACCAAACTACGCACGGTTGGGTTAGATAATGCTACTGCAAAAGAAGGACCAATTTCGGTAATATTAAAGGTGCCACTACCCTTCAAAAATGTAGCAACAGTTCTTATAGAAATGTTAGAAATTTCTAGAGGAGAGAATATAGAAGAAAGAGAAGAAGTTACTGATGCTATTACATCTCCGCTTATACTTTCTGCCATCTGAGCGAGACTACCGCTGATACCAAAAGAACCCAAAACAGCACCGATACCTCCTTCAAGTTCCAATAATTTTCTCTCATATTGATTAATAAAGGTATTTAAAGCATCGGATATAATTGATTCTATATTCGGAGCTCCGCTGGTTATTTGCCCAAAAACAGCATTAGACTTTAAAACTGAAATTAAAGTATTTTTTGTCATGGAAGGAGTGAACGGAAGCATTATAGTTGCTATAGCATCGTATACTTCCGAAGGAATATTTCCAGGCACGTTTGGGTTTATGCTCTCAAGAGCATCTGCTATAATCCTAACGATCTGTTGTCTGACAATTTCAGGCATAGAACCGCCAGAAAAGATACTCAAGTTGCTGGCAAGACCTTTTGAGTTACGAATTCCCTCAGCAATATACTGGTTATAGTTTGTTTGATTAAGGATTGCCATTTGGTGTCTCGTTCAGTGGTGAGATGTAATCTAAAATAGAAACCCTGGATCCATCGGTAATCTCGATACCAGATATTGGAGGATAAGTGCCAGTTGCAGTTGCGATCGCTGGAACCGTATTATCATACATTCCATTCTTTCCGTTCAAAGACTGTAACAAGGTGTTGATGCTTGCTGGTTGTCCGGAATTAATTATGATAAACGGATAATGATTTCTTTCATTGTCTATGTGGTATATTTGTGCATCATTAAAAACAGCTGGAGTAGTTGCCGTTGCACTTGACATAGTTTGTGGGGTCCAACTTTTATTATAACTACTCATCTTTGGGGCAGCAACAGTTTCTATGATGGTATCATAAAACCAATTATCAGAATTTTCATCTCCAGTAGGGGTTTCACTAGCGAAATTCCACTTATACCCTTGTATCACATTACTGCCATCTTGAGTTTCGTTGAACGCACCTTTTTGAGCACCGCCAACCGCAACTTGAAAATGTTGCGTATCAGTTTTATCAACGTGGCAATATTCGTCGTTTACTATTTGATTTCCTGGGGCAGTTTCGGAACGAGGAACTTCCATCTCACCATGAATATAGAGAATACCTGTTCCATAAGTAATGTGGTCTATGTCTGGAACTTCTTCGGTTACAGATTGCCAACCGTCTTGCCTCTTTTGTATATTATTGTTGGTTGGTCTAGCAGTGTTTAGAGAACCAAATTTCTCAAAGTCTCTATTGGTATATCTGCCAACGTTTGACATGTTTTGAATAAACCATTCACGAATACGACTAGCGTGAAACTCTTGAAGGTCTTCCAGTCCAACTCTAGCATAAAGGTTTCTGATATAATCGTTTATTTCTCTTAAGTTTATAAGTGCCATTATCTTGCTCCAAGAGAACGATAAATTGTATCAGCATTAGATTCTGCTGTTGCTTGCGAACATTCAGTTAAAGGGTGCACATAATACTTAACAAGGGCAGCAACCTGTCCGTTACCTTTGCTTTCTATGCCGTCTATTTTTTCTCCGGTCAAAGTTCCTTTTATTTCTCTCGCTCGATTAAGTTTAGAAAAAACGATAGACTTGGTGGTTTTTAATTCTTGCATAACATATATCAATTGCGCTTCAAAGTCATTAACAGAGCGGGAGGGGGAAAGTCTCGAGGTATACGCAAAGAATCTATAGTAACGAGGAGTGCCTTCTGGCCATCCAGCAATTCCAAAACCGTTAGAATTTTGCGCTGGGTCTAACCCACTTATTTCTTGTAAAACCCCAGTAACAGAACTCGCCTGTTTTGCGTTTAACCCGTTGTCTATAAAAAAGCGAGCAACATCAGCAGGGGGAAGGGGTCCAGTATCTTCTGGTTCCCTTGGGTTATAAAAAACAGGATCTTGTAATTGCGAATTTGATTGTTGAAACTGATAAGAAAATGCGTTGGTTGCAAGATCAACTCGTTTAGATGCTTGAACAGCAGATGGATATTCTACTCTAGGGAGGGAACCCATAACCATAGGTAGTTGAGAGTGACTTCCGTCTAAGAACATACCAAAGACTAAAGTTCCTGGAAGTATCTGACAGTGTGTTCCTAAACCAGAACCGCCATAGGTGTCGCTTGGCGTCATAACCTGCGCCCAAGGCAAATCGTTTTGAGGAATATCGTTTACATCTCTAGAATGAATACCGTGTATTCTAATCTTTATTCTACCCTCATATCCAAAAGGGGGAGAATTATCGACTACGCTCGCGACAAACCAGCGAAAATCGTCACCATAATATTCTGTATTAATAGATTTCATGCTATTTTTGGAGGTCTTGTTGCAATTTTAGAAACAGAAGCGACGACTTCATGAACAGTTCCTCTGAATATGTTCCTACACCTGTGGATCAAATAGTATCCAGAAAGTTCTTCGTTATAAACTGTGCCGTCGTCAATGTCTACATCTGAATTTAAAAAATCTATAAAAACGGTGTCGCCAGCACTAACGCCAGAATTACCGTTACCCAGTTGAAGTATGAAAGTTATTCCAGGGATTGTTATATCTATCATGTTTTTATAGAACATACTTTTTACTGAAGTTGCTCTAATTTTATTCAGTGCCTCAGAAGGGTCTTGAACATCGTGATAACTATTGTTTGCGCCATAAGTTCCATAAGAAGTTATTGTATTATAATATCTCGCGTCCCACTCATTTAACTTACGTGCTTCTCCAGAAAAAGATATTTCTCTCTGATCGTCGAATATGTTTTGTTCTGCACCATAAGGAATAGACAATAGCGTTTCGAGTCTCTCAAGTTGGTCTGTTATCGAATAGTGTCTGTCAAATTCTTGACTAGTATAAGTGTCTATAGACTGTAACCTTGAACCTATTGCACCTTCGTGAACCATTTTGAGAGTGTCTTGAATGTTTTCTATTCTGATATCTTTAACTGTTATCCCCTGTTCAGAAGCAGGCAGGTCAGCAACTTTCTGGGCGCGTGCAGCTGAGTAGATTAATGGAATATCAAGGTTATAAGGAGGAATTGTTGTCATGTACTCAAGAGTTCCTACTCTAACTTTATCCTTTCCTTCTACTTGGTCGTAAAGGGTTTGCCACATATAAAAGGGTGCGCCGATCAAGGTTGTTGCCCTGTTTAGCAACCACTCAGCAGATTCTAGCGGACTAATATATGGAGTAATAACTTTTACAGGTGCTTGCATTGAACCAGCAGCACCTGCATAAGAAAAGTCGACATCTACATCTAAATGATTTTTTAGTATCGCTGCGGCAATATTTTCTAGTTTTCCACTATATGATCTAGAGATTTTTATATTCGCGTCTCGATAAGCATGAGGGGAAATACAATTTAAATGATAAAGTTCTGACCTGTCTCCGACTTTGCTTTTTTGAATTATAGAAACAATGTTCATAATGAAAGTGAAAGACACGCCTTGAGAACTGTATTCTGCTGGACCTTCTATAATGAATCTTATCTGCTCGGTTCCCCTAAGTCTAACTTCATCAAATAGTCCTATATCGTCCATGCAAACAATTTGCGCTGTAACATAAGGTCTCTCAATATCTTCAAAAAAAGAAAGTTCGCCTATATAATTCGTTATGTTGTATTCGTCTTCCAATCTCTCTGCGAAAATTGTCGCTTCAACTATTTTGTATTCTTGTGCAAGAGTTTGATTGGACATTATGCTGTTCTTAATTTCATTAATTGAGAAAATTCTGTAACAACCTTGGCGATAATATCTGTTTTCAAGACCCTTATAGACCTAAGTTCTTCGTTATATTCTCGCATTCTTTGAAAATATGAGACAGACTGAAAGGTGTTTACACTACTCCAATCTATCGGATAACTCCATGAAAGCGAACTTATGCCTGATGGCGGCTGTGTTCTAGTTGGGTGCTTCCAATTACCATTAACATCTTCATAATGGTGAATAGCGTCCCATTGATTATATTTTTTAGATAATTCTACAACATCTACATCTACAAATGCTTGTGCTGGGTTTGATATTATTGACTGAATATCAGGAGGCACGTAATTGGGGTCAGCAATAACGAGCGCAGCATCTGAAGCAGATATACTATAAAACTTATTATCTGCTGGTATTTCTGTTAAATCTAAATAATATGCAGAAAGATTGTTGTCTACTCTTAATATTTTTGCCACTTTTTTTGCAAGCGGGAAATAAACCCAGTTTCCGACAGAAAACGCAGAAACAGTTACTATGCTTCTGATTCCTACACCTGCATAGTTATTAGAAGTTCCCAAAGTAGTTACCACAACATTAGGATAATACTCTTTCGCCTTTGTATAAACTTGACTGTTATCGATCGGCCAACCGCTTATTCTTAGTTTTTCATTCATTAAATAAAACGTCCAATAATAGTCAGGCGTCCCGTAGAGCATGTCAGAAAGTTGATCTGGTCTTTGGTGATCTCTTATTTGATAATTTTGATAATATGCACTAAATTCTACCACCTGATCAAATACGTCAACATAGGCACTAATATCTTGAAAGTTAACAGGCAATTCACCGTCGCCAAATCTATAAGGAGTTTTGTTAAATTTTTGAAAAAAATTAGTAGTGGCCATCAGAAACCTTCCTCAGAAATACTCTTTCTATTAAGTGCTTTAGATTCGGTCAAAGTGAAATTTATGTCTATTTCTGAAAAATAAGGTTTCCCGTCTTCGCCAATTATAAAGGTTTGGTTGGTTGGGTTATAATTTGTTGTAAACGAATCAATGTATGCGGGTGCTATTTTTGGTGCCAACGGCATTTGCTCGTCTCCATAAAACATGCCAACCATAAACCTGTTCGGAAACCTATAACCTATGCTGAGGTCTCCGACTACAATATCGTCTGGGTACAATTCCGTTCTAAAAAAGTTTATTATTTTTTTAATGGTTTCTGCTTCTTTTTGATTCACAGGAATAAACTTAAACGAAAAAGCAAAAGAACGAAGGTTTACCTGTTTGAATAGTGCCCTTGTGTTAGGGTTTGGTGCTACTTTGTTTCTTGCGCTCAGAACTTGACCTCCCCTATCGGTGCCCTTAGAAACTATTTGACCCAAAAGGGTTTTCATGACATCCTTGGAAGCAAGGGATTCACTAGGAGCAACCCCCTCTGCGTTTGCAGATGTGTCTCCTGCTAGTGCTGCACCAAAACCCAACCCAGCATTTTCGTATTCAACCTTATCTGATACTTGTATTCCTTGCGGTAGATAAAGTTCTATTTGACTTTCTGACGCTGAAGCGGTATCTGACCCGATAGCAGAAGCATCTTCATCAAAAGAAATTTCTTTTTGTTGATCGTCTACTAAAGTAAACCGTATGAACGCTTTATAGGATTCTCTGTTTTCTGGGAATACGAGTGCCATTTTCTGCCTTCTAAATAAGGGTATCCGTTCAGTTATTTATACCCCATGCCGAACAATTATAAAGGAAAATATAAAGTCAAGAATGTTTCCAAATACAAAGGCAATACCCAAGAGGTTGTCTATAGGAGTTCTTGGGAACTTGCTGTGATGAAACATTTAGACAATAATCCTGAGATTTCTAAATGGAATAGCGAGGATTTTGTTGTCCGATATTACTATGACGTGGATAAAAAATACCACAGTTATCATGTAGATTTTTGGATAAAGTATAAAAACGGAAAGGTATTATTGGTCGAAGTAAAACCAAAGAAACAAACTTTGCCCCCTGCTACAAAGAACCCAAGATCCAAAAAATCATTGAACGAAGCGTTTACTTGGATAAAGAACTGTAACAAATGGGAGGCAGCAGGAAAGATCGCCAAGGACAATGGTTACTCTTTTCAGATTTGGACTGAAGAAGAACTTAAAAAACTGGGTATCCTGAAGAAACAACCAGGAAAACTAAAGAAATTAAAACCCATGTCCCCCTATCGCAAGAAAAAGAAAACTTAGATTGCTCTTCCTCTAAATGCTGCACGACGATCGGTACGGTCGCTCTTGTCAGTGGCAGAAGGCATTGGACCGGCATTGATTGTCTGATTGTTGACACTTGTTGAGTTGTTATTTGCGTTTACGATTGGAGCAACTACTGAAGTTGCTTTCGCTTCTGCTGCTTTCCCATCCTGCATTTTAGTTGTTTCTCTTTGCATATTCTCAGAAAGAGTAACACGCTCTTGCGCTGGTTCGATAATGTCTGATTGGGCAACTGAAAGTTTTGCTGCGTTTGTGGTTGTATCTGATCCGAAGATAGAAGAAACAGTATCAACAGCAGATGACGTCAGGTTGCCGAAGAAAGAAGAAACCTTTTCGCTGATGCTCTTCTCATTATACTCCAAGAACTCTCTGATCTGCTCAGGTGTGGCACCGTCATCGATCATTCGACGGACTTTTCCGATAGCAACTGGTCCGACTTCGTATTGTTTTATGCTGCTCTCGATTTCGTTGAACTCATCGGTCATCAGGTTGTCTATAGACTTATATGTCTCAAGACTTACAGTGCCCTTTCCAGTGTTGTAGTCAAACAAAGCGTTGGCTTGTTGGTAGGTAGTAATGTCTTTTTTCTCAGAGTCTGTGCGAATACTCTCGGTGTCTTCACTGATTGTATACGAGAAGTTGCTGCCTTGTTCGACATTCTGAATGCTCGAAGAGCGATCGGTGAAGGATTTGGAAGTATCATCAGAAGTAATCTTCTTTTGTGTGTCGATAACACTGACGTTTGAACCATCTGCACCAGCGGATGGCGCGAATGGATAGAACGGACCAAACCCAACAGTTTTGTCGATGAATGGTATTGTGAATTCAACTCTCGGGATACCAATCTCGGCAAACAGGTTGGTCAGAGCAGACTGAATCTTGTCCAGTGGGATAAGGTTGGACATAAACTCTTTGACCGAATTGAACGCATCAACAACAGGAGCGAAGAGGTTAGAGAGCATTTCCTTGACTTGCTGTAGTTCGTCAGTATAGTCTATCTTCATCGCTTCAGCGACAATTTCCGGAGACTCTACAGAAACAGTTGCGTCATACTCGCCATCGTCAAGAAGCGGAGAAGAAGAAGCACTGAATGTTGTGCCTGGAATAACCATTCCTCTCTTGCCAGTTTCTGGATTAATTTTAGTTGGAGCAGCAGGAGCTTCGCCAATTACACGACCACGTTTGCCAGGAACTTTTTTAGGTTGTGCATCCTGATCGTCTACTCCTTCTTTTATTCTCGTCAACTGCTCTGTAGCAAGATTTCGCTTAATGGTACCATCCTTCCTACCCTGCTTTATTTCTTCTTCGGTAAGATCCTGCATACCACTTTTAGTCATGATAGAATAAGTTTGTTCACCCTCTCGAGGTATCTCCATTCCGCGTTTACCAGTTTTGGGGTCAACTTCAGGTGCACCGTCTCCTTTCAGGTCGTCAACTGCTGCCTGTCCTCTTTCACTAAGTTCGGCACCTTCTTTTCCGGAAGGTATTTCTTTTCCACGTTTCGTAGAAACTTCTTCTTCTTCTTCATCGTCGTCTCCAAATCCAAAGAGCCCTAGAATAGATTTGCCGACACCTTTCAAACCTTCAATAATTGAATCCTTTAGTCCAATTATAAACTCAACTAAGGCATCAGTAAACCCGTCGAGCATGTCAGTGAAAGAAAATGAATCTAATACTTTTTCTGCTCCGTCGAAACCAAAGAAACCCAGTATTGTCGAAACTAAACTTTTTATCCAGTCAAGAGGTATGGTCAGTATTTTTAAAAATCCGTCTATAAATCCACCGATTCCTGCTATAATTTTATCAAACAAAGAACCCTCTTGAGATTTAAAGTCTTCAACAAACCCAAAAATACCAGATACAATAGCAGTAATAGCAGCAGCAACTAATACCATAGGAAGAGTAATTGCAGCAAAGAGACCGCTAAACACTGATGCGAGGGAAGTTATTCCGGTCATAATAAAAGAGAATCCGGTGGTAATTATTTTCGCTATAGTTCCAACATTTGAAATAACGGCAAAAATAGATTTTTTTATATCTCCAAAGAAGTCTCCAACTGGGTCTTTTTCAAACCCTGACATAAAGGCACCTTTTACGCCAGTTAGTTCTGGTTTGTCGTCTTCGTTTCCACTATCCTTTTGTTGGTCTATCTCCTCTTCTCTCTTTTTCTGTTTTGCTTGGATTTTTTCAAAATCCAACAGGGAATCAAATCCTTTCATGATAGAAGCAGGAACAGTCTGGAGAAACTGAGTCAACACCGCAACAATATTATTCATTGTTTGGTCTATGGTTTTTAGGTTGTCAGAAACTTCCAGAGTTGCCTCAAATTCGAGTTCAGATATCTGATTCGTTTCTTTAAGTTCTGTTACAACTGCTGCTAAAGTTGCCATTATCGCCCCATCGCCCTTCTTTGCTCGATTTTCTCGTTTTCTTCTCTAATATACTCAACGAGCAGGGCAACATATATCGCCCTTTCCCATGGTAGCATATTTTCTAATTCTGTTAACGAGTAATTGTGATGCTGCATCAAGGCAAAATTGGTTTTGTAATGATTAACCAGATTGTCATGAGACAGCGTTACTAAAAAAAATCAGATAACCCTTTCAGTTGTAACTCGTTTTCAGTACCACATTTCTCGCAATTAAACTTTGCATCATGTTTCAATGCAGGTATATTTTCTAAAAAAGAAGTCAACCCCTTTAGTTGTGTTGCGGTCATAGACTGCAAAAACTCAATAAGTTCTTCTTCTGATTGATCCCTTGCGTCAATTCTTTCTTCGGTTGTCAAAACCGCTACAATACAACTAGATAAAAGTTTAAGGGCAGCATCCATATCTTTTTCTGCATTTTCTACCTCTCCAGTTACCAAGGTAGAGTATTTCGGGTAGCAAAGTTCAACTGAAATATCTTTCGTTATTTTTATGATATTGTTATTTTTTGGAACCTCAACATTTAACGTGTCTAAGTCTATGTGGTATTCGTTTGCTTCTTTACACTCTTGATTCTTACAACGAATCATGATTGTTGAAGTTTCTCCTACCGACTTTGCCCGTAGTTGGGTGAACATATATTCTATGTCAAAAGTCGCTAGATTGGAAACATCGACGTTAGAATTTGGGTCTAGACAAGAAGAAATGGTGTCACTCATTGCCTGGAGGCACATCTCTGTATCTTTTGACTCAAATGCCTGAAGAAGAACCTTTTCTTCCTTCACCAAGTAAGGTCTATATTGTACCCTCTCTCCAGTTGAGGGGATTGTCATGTTAAAGTTTAACGTCTCATTAATACGAGGTAATGCCATTATAATCTCCGGTCATCATTTAATCAAATAGTTGGAAAACGTAAAGGAAACTGAAAGTTCCAACGCTGCCCCTTGTGCTTGGTTATTTAGTTCGACTTCAGTAATTGTTGTTGGGTATGCTTTCTCTAATTCTACAGAGTATACAGTATTCCCGAGTTTATCTAATTGGTCAATGGTGACGCTCTTTGCATAATTACCATGAAACCCTGTGTTAAATGGAGGAGATGGAGAAACTATACACTCTGACCACTCTTGAAAATATTTTCTAGCACTATAATTGTTTGTTAAGTAAAAAGTTAGAGTAACGTCAGAAAAAGAATATCCATTTACAACCTTTATTTGTTCTAACCCTACTGCCCTGTCTATGGTATTAAAGTTTTTTCCAGGAATACGAGCAGCAGTACAAACAAGGTCTAGGTCTCGCCTTTCTACCAAATCAGAAGCATTGCCGCCAGCTGGTTTTGGCGTTCCACTTAATGAAGGCAACACAACTTTAAATCTATTAGGAGTAGCGATACCCGACTCTTGGTGTAGTAGACCCCTCAGAGTTTCTGTTTTAAATCTTTCTGTCATACTGGTTTCCTAGCAAGGATTCTACTATCTTTATAAACTCTACTTTCTGGTGCCTTCCGAAACAACGCAGTTGGAAGATGTACTGCAACCTCCCATTCATACGCCGGAACCAAGGCGACTTTGCCGATTATTTGTTTGTATGTGTATCTTTTCAGGCAAGGTCTGTGCCATCTTAAAAAGGTTTTACCCAAAAGATACTGATAATCTATTTTCAACCTAGTTCTATCTGTAAACACCGATTGTGTTGCTCTTGGCAACAAACTATAATATAGTTTTTGTCTCAAGTCCACTGGCAGATAGTGTAGATTTAAACCCAAAAACCCACCTTTATACTGTTCCAACATAAACACTAATGGGAATCTATCGTAGTATGGTAACTCCAACCTTCCCTTTGGGTTGTACCAAAACGTGTACATTCTCCCAATAAAATAGTTCGCGGCGACTGGTAATTTCCTCTTGAAGGAGTTACGGTCTATGCGTTCTTCGGCAATTTCCCGTATCTTATCTAGAAACCAATCTCTAGATTCTTTTGAGTTCGCCTCCAACCCTTCATCTTCGAGTTGCTGCTTAAACTTATTGAATACGGATTCTTCCATGAGTTTATTTATACAGAATTTAAAGAAATGTGTAAAAAAGGGCACCGAAGTGCCCTTAGTTTTTATGCCTTGTCATTATCTTCTTTTTTCGAAGCAATATAGTACCAATCTCCCGTAATGGGATTTTGTTTGTGAGTCTCAGAAAGTTTCTCCATGA